GCTCGAAGGTGTTGGGCTCGTCGGTGGAGCGCCACGCGTCCAGCTGGTCGGACCAGCTCAGCTCCGTGCCGGTGCTGTCGTCGCGCGTGCCGCGCTTGGCCCACGCGAGCTGCACCACGGCGGTGGTTCCGTCCGCGCCGGACGAGCTGCCGATGATGTCCACGGAGTCGTCCGTCTCGGTGACGGCCTCGACGTACAGCGCCTTGGCCTCCATGGGCGCGCTGTAGGCCACCAGCACGCTCTCTACGAGGTACCACGACTTGGCGCGCACCCACGAGTGCTTGCCGGGGTCGCACGCGAGGTCGCCCACGAGGCAGCCCAGCGCGGTGCACGCGCCGTCGTCAGTTGCGCCCACCTGCGTCCACGCGTCGGACGCGGCCTCGACCTCCGCCACCGTGGCGTAGTCCACGTTGGCGAGGGCCTGCAGCTCCACGTGCGTGATGGGATGCGCCGCGGTGGTGTTGGTCTTGATGCCGACCAGCACGGGCGTGGTGGTGCGCTTGTCCTTGATGGTGATTTTGGTGACCGTCGGCTTGTAGGGGTACCCGACGTAGAACGTCTTCTGCACCCAGTCGCTGGGGCCAGCGTAGCCGCGCGCCCGCGCCTTGACGGTGCACTGGATGTACGCGCCGTAGGGCAGCGACTGGTAGTTGCTGAGGTTGTAGCTCAGGTTGATGGCGGTGCTGCCCGACGTGGCGTGGACGTTGCGCAGCACCTGCTTGGTGTCGGAGCGCTTGATGATGAAGTAGTACTCCGTGTCGTAGCGCTCGTACTGGCCCGCGTCCGCGGGCGTGTTGATGGTGGTCGACACGATGCCCGTGTTCTCGCCCAGCGAGAACGCGCCGATGGACGGCTTCTTGGGCTTGGCGAACTTGTAGGTGACCTTCGCGTGCTTCGGGCTGTTGCCCTTGAGGTTGCTCGCCGTCACCACGCACGTGACGTAGGACAGGCGGCGCTTGTCATTCACGGGGTAGAAGCTGTTGCGCGTGTAGGTCGTGCTGCCCATCTTCAGCGAGTCCAGGTTGACCGTGAACTCGGTGACGTTCGTGCCCTTCTTGGTGTCGGTGCGCTTCGGGTCGGTGCCCGCGATGCCCAGCGACCACTGGACGACGAACTGCGTGGCGTGGTCCTTGGCGGAGTCCTTGACCAAAGCGGGCGGGATCTTCCACGTCGCCTTGTAGTACCGCCCGTTCTGGCGCGCGACGGCGAGGGACGTGACGGCGCCCGTGGGGCGCTTGGTGGGTGTCGCCATGCTAAATCGCCCCCGTCATGCGCAGCATCCGCAGGTCGCGCGTGAGCGTGCTCACCAGCTCGTCCGCGTCGCCGCTGCCGTTGTAGGTCAGATAGACGTTCACGCCGCCTCCGCCGATGCGCTCGGCCAGCGCGTCCGCGTAGCGGTCGAGGTAGGGCGCATACGACGGCCAGATGAACTCGCCGCCGCGCTCGCCCGCGCCGAACAGCGTGGGCTGGTCGACGTAGCCGCCGCGTGCGTACCACTCGACGCTGAACGTGGGCAGCGAGCCCTTGCCGCCGATGCCGTAGGGCGCCTTGCCGCCGCTCACGTGGAAGTGCGGCAGGTTGATGTGCGGCAGGGACAGGTTCACGCCGCGCACCACGGAGCTGATGCGGTCGATGGCCCCGCTCACCGCGTCCTTCGCGGAGTTGATGGGGCCTGTGATGGCGCTCTTGACGGCGTTGAACTTGCTGGTGGCGCTGTTCACGATGCTCTGGAACTTGCTCTGCACCGCTGACACGATGCTGCCCACGGTGGACGTGACCTTCGTCTTGATGGTCGTCCACGTGCGCGTGATGGTGTCCTTGATGCGCGTCACCGTGCGCGTGACCGTGGTCTGCGCCGTGGTCCATGCCGTCGTGATGAACGTGGTGGCGCCCTTGACGGCGTTGGTCACCGCCTCCTTGACGGCGTTCCACACCGCCACGACCTTGGCGCGCGCCTCCTCGTTGGTTGCGATGAACGCGACGATGGCGCCGACGATGCCCGCGATGATGGTGATGGGTCCGCCTAAGAGCGTTACCACGGCGGTGATGAGCGCGGGGATGCCGCTTATCATACCGATTGCCGCGCCCACGGTGCTGATGAAGCCCGTAACGGCTCCCACGATGGCGGTTATCACGCCCACGATTTTCACCGCGGCGAGCACGCCCGCGATGATGGGCAGGATGGGCGCGACAACGGGCGCGACCTTGGCCACGACCGTCACGATGGTGGTGACGGCGCGCGCGACCATGGGCGCGACCTTCGTGGCCACCTTGGCCATGCTGTCGAAGAACTCCTTGAGCGGCCCGCCCACCTCGGGCGGCAGGGCGTTGAGCGCGGATTCGAGCATGCCCGGCAGGGCCGCGCCGAGCGTTGCGAACGCGCGGCTTGCCAGCCCCGTGAGGTTCTCGACCAGCCCGCCCTCGCGCTCGCCCGTCTTCTCGTTGATGGCGCCGAAGAGCGAGTCCACGAGGCCCGTGGCCGCGGCGTCGAACTGCGCGGGGTCGCCCGTGCCGATGGACGTGAGTACGTTGTCCCACGCCGACTTGACGGCGGTGGCGGAGCCCTCCAGCGTGCCCATGGCCTCCTTGCTGGTGGTGCCCGCGATGCTCATGTTCTCTTGGACCTTCTGGATGGCCTCGACCATGGTGCCGAAGCCCACGTCCGCCAGCTCGCTCGTCTTGGTCAACTCGTGGTCGAGCACGCCGGACGCGTTGATGAGGTCCACCATGCCCTGCTGGTTGCCCGCGAAGCCGAGCGACAGGTTGTCGAGCATGGAGTAGTTGCCCTTGGCGATGCCCATGACCGCGTTCTGCACCGACTGCGCGTCCGTGCCGAACGTGTTCACGTTGTCGCTCATGGCGCGCATGGCCACGTCCGCGAGGCGCGCGGCCTCCGCCGTGTCGCCGCCCACGCTGTTGACCAGCGAGGATGCGATGCTCGTGACGTTCTGCATGTAGTCGTTGGCGGACATGCCCGCGGTCTGAAACGCCTTGTTGGCGTTCTCAATCACGGTGTCGGCGGAGTCGCCGAACAGCTTCTGCATGCCGCCGACCAGCTGCTCGTTGGCGGCGTAGCCCTCGTACACGCCGTTGGCGAGGTCGCGTCCGATGTCCACGGCCTTGCCCGCCGCGCTCTCGATGGCGCTGGAAAGCACGTTGCCGATGGCCACCGACTTGGCGGACAGAGCGGAGCTTACGCTGTTGCCGATTGTGCTGCCCGCATTGGCGCCAGCGTTGCGCGCGGCGCCCTCGTCCAGCTGCGGAAGGACGTTTACGTAGGCGTTGCCCACCGACTCGGACATAGGCTCATCACCCCTTCCTTGGCTTGGCCAGCTCTGCCATCAGCTCGTCAATCGGCAGCAGGCGCGCTGGCAGCTTGCGCGTCCTGCCCTTGCTCACCCACGACGGGCCGATTACCTTGGGCCGCGGCCCGCGCTTCTTCGGGTCGCCAATGCCCCAGATGAGGCTGTTGAGCGCGTTGGCGATGTGCGCAAGCAGCATGTCGCGCAGCGTCCACTCCGCGTCCGCGTCCTCCGCGCGCGCTATGCGGCAGTCGCGCGGCAGCTGCACGACGAGCGCGGCGATGTGGCGGGCGGAGTGCCCACCAGCCATCGCCGCGTCGAGGTCGATGCCGTAGTACTGCTGTAGGTCCGCGCGCAGCTCGTCCTCGTGGGTGCGCAGCTCGGCGGCGAGCGTCGCTAGTTTTTTGAGACGAGCTGCGCGATGGTGTTGCCCAGACGCTGGGCCATCTCGTCGCGGTCGGTGTCGAAGCCGCCAGCCAGCTCGATGAACTGGTCGTGGGTGAGGCCCGTGCACAGCTCCACGACGCGGAACATGGCGGACAGCTTCTGGTACTCGCTGATGCCGGAGCCGTCCTGCGCGCTCGTAATCAGCTCGGCCACCTCCCACGAGTTGGCCCACTTGGGGTCGAACTCGACGTTGGTGCCGTTGATGTCAACAGTGGGCATCTGGCGTCCCCCTACTCGGTGGTCGCGGAGTACTCGTACATGGTGACGCCGCTGGCGTCGGGGATGGCGTCGAAGGACAGCTGGCGCCCGTCCACCTGCGTGCCGTCGAGCGTGACCTCGCCGCGCTCCTTGAGCTGGAAGGTGCCGACGTAGCGGCGCACGATGTTCTCGCGCGGCGTGGTCTCGATGGCAATCACGACGGGCTCGATGGTGCCGCCGTGGTGCTTGATGGTGAGCGCGCCGTCCGCGCCCGCCACCACCATGTCGTCGCCCCAGGTCAGCTTGGCCACGTCCGCGTTGCACTGGATGGGCGTGAAGCTGATGGACTCGGTGTACTCGGTGCGCACGTTGTAGACCAGCTTGCGGCCCTCCCACGCGCGGATGGACTCGGTGTTGCCGTCCTCGGAAATCTGCACGCCCTCGTCGGACGTGAAGCCCAGAAGGACGAACGTGTTGCCCAGCGCCGTGGTGGCGTCGGTGGGCAGCGTGGTGCCCTTCGGGGCTACGAAGATTGCGCCGGTCGCGGCGGCAGCGCCTACCGTCACCTGCGCGGCGTTCATGGTGGCCATGTGGCCTCCTTACTGTTCGGTTTTGCTTAGTCGGTGAGCTGGCAGGTCACGTCCAGCGCGAGCTGGTAGCGCGGGCAGCGGGTGTACCCGTCGTAGAAGCGGTACGGGCCGCTGTTCACAGCCACGCGCGTCACGCCCTGCGGCCTTGCGCCCGTCACGATCTGGACGCGCAGCTCGTTGGCCATACGCTCAGCCGCCTCGTCGGTCGGCGCCCAGCACTGGACGGCGATGGTCGGGTGGTCCACCATGTCGGACACGCTGCCGCCCGTGCGCTCGACGGTGACGAACGACGCTGGCGGGTCCGCGGGGACGATGGTGTAGGCGTCGTAGCCCAGCGCGAGGAGGTGCGCCACGAAGGCCTCGGTTGCCGAGTACATCAGCATCACCCCTTCGCCTTGAGCAGCGTGTTGTTCCTGTGGTTGTCCACCTGAGCGGCGTGGTTGGCCGTGTAGACGATGCCCATGTATCCATGCCGCTGCATACTGACATTGCCTGCATACAATGCCTGCTTGTCCTTGACGGGTGCAGGCGAGTTCTCGTGTTGCAACCAGCCTTTGCCCTTGCGCGGCTTTCCAGTGCCCCTAGTGTCGTAGCCGTGGCCGACAAGGTGCGTTCCTGAGCCTGCGGCGTTGGCGTGCGCCTTGATGCGGTCGGTGGCAACGATAAGGGCTTCGCGCGTCTCTTCTGAGCGCGCGGCTACGCTGCGTAGGGCTGGCATGTCGAACACGACGCGGCAGGTCGCCGTCCTAGCCATGGCCCACCTCCACGTTCACGTCCATGTGCCACGGCGTGGGGCAGTTCGCGTCCAGCAGCGGCTTCGGGTCGCCGACCACGCGGTAGGTGTCCGAGTACGGCGCGGGCAGCTCGACGGAGCAGCCGCGCAGGCTCGCGCTGTAGGTCTTGGGGAACCGCAGGGTGAGCGCGAGCGTCACGCCGTTCGCGCGCGCCGCCTCCATGTCCTGCGGGTTCGGGGAGTCCACCAGCACGTTGGGCACGACCTCGCGCGTCGGCTCGCCGTAGGTGACGTTGTTGAGCCTGTCCCTGCCCGTAGGGTTCGGGCGCAGGACCGTGGCCGTGATGCCCCTAATCATCGGCAGTCACGGCCGGAGCCAGCCCTGAGCGAGAGGATGTAGCCGGTGCCGATGCCCAGCATGCGCTTCTCCGTGCCCGTGAGGTACAGGTCGCCGCTGGGGTTGGCGTAGCTCATGCTCTGCGTGTACGATCCGGCGGTCATGGACGCCTGCGAGATGCCGTAGGCGTCCGACTCCGCCGCCTGCAGGGCGCGGTTGACCATGGAGCACGACACGAGCCTGAGACGGGCCAGTTGCTGCTGGTCGGAGATGTCGACCACTACCTGCGCGTCGAGGATGGTCGCGGCGTCCTCCAGCAGGGCGTCCACCCTGTCGGACAGCTCGCTGGGAACCTCCCCGTAGCGCGCCTCTAGGTCGTCGATGGTCGCGTAGGCCATGGCCACCGCCCCCTATTACTCGGTTGTCTTCTTGGGTGCCGCCTTGCGCGTGGTGCGCTTGCGCGGCGCTGGCTTCTTGGGCTGCTCGACGGGCTTCCAGCCAGCCGCGAGCAGGGCGGGTGCCTGCTCGTCGCTGGCGTCAATCACGCCGATGCCCGGAAGGGTGAGCAGCATGGCTACGCGCTCGGGGTGTCGCCGGTGAGCAGCACGAACTCTGCGGTGCTCTTGACGGCGAACGCCACGGTGCACTCGACCTTGCAGGCAATCATGTTCTGCTGCCACAGGTTGATGGTGGTGTTGCCGTTGACCAGCGTGGCCTCGCGCGAGAACTCGACGGTGATGTCCTCGACCACGCCGTAGATGGCGTCGGAGAAGTCACCGGCGATGCCGACGATGGCGGGGGTGCCGGGGGAGCCAGCGGTGCCCGCGACGTAGAGGTGCTTGTTGAACTCGACGCCAGCGCCGAGGATGTTGCCGATGGCGGCGGAGTCGACGCCGGGGGTGAACAGCGGGCGCTTGTTGGCGTCCACTGCGGCCTGCACCTTGGTCTTGCCCGCGGGCGAGAGGCCAATCACGTCCATCATGCCGCCGCCAGTGGCGATGGCTGCGTCCACGGCGAGGAACTGGTCGTAGACGGTGGAGCCGGACGCGGGGATGAGGCTGACCTTGCTGGCGCCGCCGAGCACGTCGAAGCCGGTGCCGGGGGCGGTGGTGCTGAGGATGGTGCTGTCGAACTTGCGCGCGATGGCGTTGGGCAGGCGGCGGACCAGCTCGTCGTACAGGGCGCGCTTGTCGCGCACGAACTCGTCGGAGAACGGCTCGATAACGGCCATCTTGTACGGGGTGATGGTCTTGGTGCCGAACGTGTGGGTGCTGATGGGCTTGGCGTTGGTCTCGGCCACCCAGTTGGCGGTGGGCTCGCCGGTGATGGTCTGAATCTTCACGCCCTCGCCCGGCAGGGAGACGCGGCGGGCGTGGCTCATGAAGAAGGACTCTGCAAGCGTGGCGCCCCAGATTTCCTGCGAAATCTCTGGGTCGTTGATGACGTTGGTGGTACCACGGTTGATGTCGATGGCAGGCATGGTGCCTCCTTACTCGAAGTAGCTTGCGAACTTGTCGCGGGTTGACTGCTTGCCCTCGCCGCCGCGTATGACGCGGCTCGGGGCAGCCTGCGCCGCAGCGGGCACGTGGGCCTGCGCGGCGTATTCCTTGGCGAACGCCTCCATGGCTTCGCGGTTCGCGCAGAAGGACAGGAGGTGCTCGGGGACGCCATTGGCCTCCGCCACCTCGTGGGCGTCGGCGCGTCGCTGCGCCTCTGCCTTGAGCTGCGCCAGCTCGGCCTCCGCGCTCTCCGCGCGCTTGGCCAGCTTCTCGGCCTCGCTCATGCCCTGCTGCTCGTACTCGTCCCACTTGTCGGCCTTGTCCTTGTTGCTCTTGGCGCGCTCCTCCCACTTGCGGGCCTGCGCCTGCAGCTCCTTGAACTTGGCCTCCCAGTCGACCTCGGCGCCCTGCGGCTCCTCCGCCTGCTGGTCCTGCGTGACGGTGCTCTCTTCGGCCATGTCGGCCTCCTTTCGCCCGTGCGGGCTAGTCGGTGTGCCCCGTGCGGGGCGGTGTTGGGATATGAAAAAGGCCCCCGTGCGGGGGCCGATTTCGCTTGGTGCTTAGATGCTGGTCAGTGCATGCCGGGGTTCTGCCAGCGCATGACCATCGTTATCTCGTTGAACTCGCGCCACGGCTCGCTGACCTCGCCAGCCTCGAATCGCTCCGTGTGGCGCCTGCGCGCCTCGGCGATGCGCTGCTCCAGCTCGTCGGGCAGCTCGTGGTTGGCGATTGCGTTGCGGGCGTCGTAGTACGCCTTGCTGCAGGCGTCCAGCGTCTGCTCGTAGCCGCGTATGTCGCCGCTGTCCGCGAACGGCAGCACCACGCAGTCGCAGTCGTCGTGGAACTTGCGCGACGGCGTGCCGCCCGCGCTCTCGCGCGAGAGGTAGACGGCGCCGCGGCTCGCCAGCATCGTGCAGAACGCGCACGACGTGCCGACGGTGACGCGCGTCCAGCGGTAGCGGCTCTTGGTGCGCTCGCTGGCCCCGCGGGCCACCTGCGCCTCGTAGTCGCGCTGCAGTGCGGCGCTCACGGTGTTGCGGGACAGCTCGTGGACGTGCTTCTCGACCGTCGCGCCCATCCTCTCGGCCATCTCCTCGGGCTTGGTCGTGCCCGCGTAGAGGCCGTGGATGGTGCGCTCCATGTCGTAGGACAGCGCGCCGTCGTTGGGCGTCAGCGCGTCCGCGGGCTCGCCCTCGCCGATGGCGAGGCGGCGGCAGTAGTCGTACCACTGCGCGCCGAGCGTTGACGCGGCCATGCCGTAGAGACTCACCATGGAGCGGCACAGCTCGCGCAGCTCCTGCGCGGCGCGGTCCCAGTCGGAGTAGTCGATTTCCGACGCGCGGCGGACGAACTCCTCGCGGGCCGACTTCGACACGTCGCGAGCCATCTTCGAGTAGCGCCTGATGTCGCTATACGTCGGCGTCGCCATTGCCGAACACCTGGCTCAGGACGAAGCCGCCCGCGTTGCGCTCCATCTCGCTCATGGCCTTGCGGCGCATGTCCTCGGGGAAGCCGATCTGCTCGAAGAAGACGCCCGTGCCCGCGAAGCCCGGCACGACGGACGCAATCTTGACCATCGCGTCGGTCTGGCTGACCACGCTCGGCATGGCGGGGTTGCGGAAGTCCGCCACGAAGTCGGTGGCCTCGGGCGGCAGGTCCGCCAGCGGCACGTCCAGCTTGGCGGCGAGGGCCATGAGGGCGACGTTGCGCAGCGTCTCGCGGGCGGAGTCGTTGAAGTCCTCCGTCTCGATTACCAGCGGCTCGGACGCGGCGTAGATGGCCTCTGCGCTCGCGGGCTGGTCGTGGATGATGCCCAGCTGCGAGATGGGCACGTTCGTCTCCCCCGCGAAGCGGGCCGCGAGGGCGCGCATGTAGTCGGTGTGCGGCTGCATGGTGCCCTGCGTGAGCTGGCCGAACTCCGGCAGGTCGCCGTTGGCGTCGCGTCCCACGGCGAAGATGTTGCCGATGTAGGCCTCCCACTTCGTCTTGTTCTCGAACGCGTCTTTGTCCGCGCCCAGAAGGTACTTCTGCGGGCTGGTGAAGAACTCCGCGCTGATTTCGGTGCGCAGCGACTCGCGCACGGCGCTGTCGGTGATGCTCATGACGGCGCGTGTGATGCGCGACTGGCCGAACGGCTTGCGCTGCGTCGGGCGGTACACGAGCGCCTCCATCGTCGGGCGTCCCATGCTGTAGGGCTGCGCCTCCCAGCGCCAGAACGAGCCGCCCTCGTTCCAGAGCGTCACGCGGCACTCGTCGGTGTAGAGGTTGACCAGTGCGGGCCTGCCCTTGAGCCATCCCGTGATGGTCATGCCGTAGGCGATGCGGCCCTTGGCGTCGTCCCAGCGGGCGGCGGCGGTCTCCGCGCTGTGGATGTCGATGCGCGGCTCGCCATCCTCGCCCACCTCCACGGTGGCGAAGGAGCACGAGTGGATGAGCGTCGACTGGACGGCCTGACGGTACTTGACGCGCAGGCGCGAGCTGGCCGTGATTTCGTCCAGCATGGCCTGCGTCTCCGCGTCCGCCGCGCTGAAGCCGTCGAAGCGGCTGCGGACGGCCATCGTGTCGACGGCCTTCTGCGGCCAGCCGACCACCGTCTCCACGTTCAGCAGCTGCGGCGGGATTGAGATGCCGAAGTCCTTCAGCACGTTCCTGCCGCTGTAGTAGCGCATGCGCAAGCGGTTGCGCCCCAGCTTCGCCGCCCAGAGGGCGAAGAGGTCGCCCAGCATGTCGTTCCACTCGCGCGGCAGGTCGGAGCCGAACGCGAGCGGGATGCGGTACGGCGCGACGGCGGTCGCGTGCCACGTGTTCGGCTGCGGTCTGTCGTTGACCTTGCGGCCACCCTGACCGTTCGGGTAGCTCATGGGAGTCTCGTCGCTCACCAGACCACCGCCTTTCTCCTTGGGTCGCGCTTCGTGGTCACTGCCGCCCAGCGCGCGAGCGCGGCAGACTCTATGAGCGTCGCGTCGGCCTCGTCGGTCGACTGGAAGCCCCAGCCGCCGTTGGTGCCGATGCGCCGCTTGCGCGTGCGCGTGGCGCTCGCGTCCAGCGCGGGCTGGCCGTAGTGTGTCACCTGACGCTCGCGGACGGCGTTGGCCATGCCGCTGCATGCGGCTATCACGTCGGACGTGCGCGGGCGGATGATGCAGCGCGCGCTCACGCCGCGCTCCAGCAGGCGGTCCACGAGCGCCTGCGCGTTGCTCTGCCCGTCAATCACGATTTGCGCGGCGTCGGCGGACACCGCGTCGAGCTGGTCCACGAACCACGCGAGCCCGCGGGACAGGCTGCGCGAGTCGACCACGTACACGAACGGCACGGAGCCATCGCCGCCCTTGTGGCAGGCCGCGAGTGTGCCCACGGAGCCGTCGGGGCTGAACTTCACCGCGTAGCAGACGATGCCGCCGCGCTGCGGGTTCTCGTTGCGGCAGGCGTCCCAGTCGCGCACCAGAATCGGCGCGGAGATTGCCGTGGTCTCGGGCCACCAGCCCAAGTGCTCGCGTGCGAACGTGTCCTTGTTCATGGTGCGCGAGTCCTTCAGCAGCGCAGACTCCAGCAGCTCGTAGCCTAGGTTGGGGTTCGTCTCGTACCATCGGGCCACGTCCGTCACGTCACCCACCTCCGCAACGCTCCACTCGTGCATGCACGCTCCGTCGTAGGGGTCGGTGTGGAGCATCGCGCGGATGGACGTGAACTTCTCGCCCTTGTACGCCGCCGACGGGTCGGGAACGGTGCCCATGAGGATGGTCTGTGGGCTGCCGTGCGGTGCCGCGGAGTTGAGCGGCGATAGGGCTGCATCTTGGGCATCCGTGTAGCTCTGGGCCTCGTCTATCACCACGAGGTCGAAGGTGCCGCCTCGGCCCATGTCGGAGTTTGAGCCGCGCGTGCGGAACTCGATGTGCGCGCCGTTCTTCAGGTCGAGCACCATCTGGTTCGCGCTGGTCGTGTAGCGGCTCACCATCGCGTTCAGCTCTGGGTAGCGGGCCATCAGGTCGTTGGCTCGGTCGCCGAACTTCGTGCGCAGGCGGTCGAACGCCTTCTTGGCCGTCTGGTACTCCTGCGCGGTGTGCAGAATCCACTCGCCGCGATGCACCAGCCCCCACGTCTCGCGCGGATCGCACACACCCGTCTTTCCGTTCTGCCTGCTGACGGGAAGGACGCACATGCTGTTGAGCAGGTGGCCGTCGTCGCCCAGCGCAAGCCAGTCGTCTAGGATGGTCCGCTGCCACGGATGCGGCGGCAGGCCGTAGGCGTCCGCCAGCGCGCTGGCGAGCCTGCCCTCGCTGCGGGAGTACGACGAGCACCACGAGTAGGTCGGCGACTGCCTGCCTACGTTAGGCACTTTCGGCCTCAGCCAGGATGGACGAGAGCGGTGTTTCGTCGCTGTTGGCACTCAGACGGTCGTCCGTCTCGCACATCTCAATCAGCGGCGCGAGCGACATGGTGATTGCCTTGAGGTCGCGTGCGCTGTCCGTCTGGTCGAACGCCTCGGCCAGTCGTATCGCCATAGCACGTCGAGCTTTCGGCCAGTCACCCCCGCGCACTGCGCTTGCGAGGTTGCTTTCATTCATCGTTGGCGTCACTCCGTGGGGCATCATGACCTCCTTCGACGCATAGCGGTTTGGTAAAACGCGGTCCTTGATGTGCGGGCGCT